GTGATACCTATGATTTTGAATATAAAGCAACTGGAAGGATGTCCGGTGATATGAACACTTCTGTTGGGAATGTGATTTTGATGACCAGCGTTTTGCTACATTGGAAAGAGGCCCTAGGGCTGAATTTTAAATTAGTTAACAATGGGGATGACTCAGTGGCAATAATGGACCTTAAAGAACTACCAAAATTTTTGGATGGTTTCGATTTGTTCTTTGTTTGCTACGGGTTTAATATGGTAGCTGAACCTCCAGTCTACCGTGTTGAGCACATTGAGTTTTGTCAGATGAAACCAGTCCACCTAGACATGGGATGGATGATGGTTAGGAAACCAACTAGTGTGTTTAAGGATATGATAGCCATATCAACCAGAGGTGTAGCACATTATGACAATTATCTTAGAGATGTTGGCATGTGCGGTCTCTCCTTGTACGCGGCTTGCCCTTTAGTCGGAGTTTTCTACGAGACTCTAAGCCACATGGGAGTGGAAAGACTGGAAGGTGAGTTACAAGGGGGATTAGCTTACTGGATGAGACAAGGGGATCTCGAGAAAACACCTGTTGTTCCGGGTGAATACTCGATACAGAGCCTCTTGAGTTATTGTAGAGCTTTTAATTTCAATCCTTCAGTCGTAGGCGAGTTTGAACAACGAGTGAAGTCAGATCTGCTAGGTGCTGTCTCTTGGCTGTCGCTCTTGTGTTAAAATGAATAACACAAGTAAAAAGAATAATGCTAGGACCGGGGGAGCCGTAACTTCCCCACAAAATCGTTTGGAATTCATCAACACAGGGCATGCAGCTCAGTCGAGGTATTTGGCGGCTTTAGCCAACCCATTTGCTTCGCCGGCTGTCCCGATTCCAGACTCGTTCTTAACGGCTCATGTGTCGAAGTTCGGTTTTGAGACTGTGCTCACTAACTGCAGAGGTCTCAAACTGGTCTTCTTCAAGAGTTCTAATGACCCCACGGGAGATTATACTTGCTATATCGACACGTGGGACGGTAGTGCGTGGACCAGACAACGCACTGCTGTTTCGGAGATTGGCGCGCGTCTCGTAGCGGGCGGCATTGCATATGAAGATGCTAGTCCCGCTGATTCTATCGGCGGAGTAGTAACGTACACGCAGAAGAATATGGCGTTTGACGGAACCACTATGGAAACCGTTGACTCTGATGTCAGAACTGAACGCAATCGCGGGGATGGTGCCGCTGTCTACCAACTCATGCGCCGTCAGGCGCTTGAGTTCGAGGGCAATGCTTTCACCGAACTCGAGATCACGTTCAGCCAAGCCATCACTGTAGTCGCGAAATTCGTGGCGATCCTCGAAACTGACGGAAATCAGGGTTTTACTGAGATCCGTACGTCGTCTAAGGACTTTTTGACCACATCATCGTATCAGAACCATCACGCAGGTGTGTTCGCGGACATTCCGATGCCTGACTTTGATCAGTCTATCATGCCCATTAGCCACACTGCCATTGAAATCGATGGCAATGGCGCTCACCAAGGAGCACTTTCTGCTGCAGCCCACTGGGTTGCTTCAGCAGCAGGTTGGGTTTGGAAGCACAAGGACACCGTTGGTAAAGTTGTAAATCGACTACCGCAATACTACCATGCGGCGGTTCATTACGGTGGATCAATCGTGAGCCACACTGGACAGATTCTGTCCTTGGGTGCTCGCGCTGCCCCTTTGATGTTGACAGCTTAATGCGACGTTTGTTAATTAAGCTAACGACGTCTTTTGGGCGGTGCTTTTGCACTGTTGAGGATGTCAAGGAACCGGACCCCTGTGGAGGTGGACCAAACACTAAAGACCAGTAGCACGCGACTGGCAATGACCATTTGAGTACGGAAGCCCCGGCCAATTTCCGTAGCCCTCTCAGCGTGCGTGGCCCTATTAACAGTAAGAAT